TCAACCATTCTAAATTCATCTACTACGATAATGTTTGCTCTAGCAGATCTTGAATTTTCAGAACTTGTACGAGTCTTTATCCAAGAACCATTTTTAAATGATATGGTTGCATCATTTTGTCCAATATTGCATTTTTCAATTTCACTTCGTAAAATTGCCGACTGTTTCATAAAATCATCTTGGATTTTTAATAAAACTTCATTAGCCTGTTTTAAAGTTCCTGAGCTAACAACGATTTTTGTGCCGGGAAATAATATACATCTAACAACACAGAAGAGAGCAGTTAGGTATGTTTTACCCTGGCCTCTTGCAGCAAGGTACATCATAAAGTTATAATGCATCATTGCATATATCAAAATCTTTTGAAATAATTTCAAATGAATACCCAATACCTCAGAAACAAATCTCTGTGGATTGGCTCTATAATAAGCACATCTCCAAGCAACAGTGTCCATAATTTTTTGAGCCTTATCTCGCTCAATGTCTTTTACCGTTTTTACTTGTGTAGCCATTATTCCTCATCTATCTTCGAACCAAATATTTGGTCAAAGAGAGCTTCTGAATCTACGTCTTCATCATACTGCGGCTTGGTCACAGTATACTTACTAATAAACCTTTCATATAAAGAAGAAAATGCATTCTTTAACCCCATCATCTTAGATAGGTGGCCTTTAAAGAAAACATCTATGTATAAGCCTATTTTGTCAACATCTCTAAATTCTTCATCTGGCTCAGGGATTGGTTTCTCATCCTCCCATTTCGCAATTAATTGTCCGAATGTCTGAAAATCCGCCAAAGAATCAGAATTCGATTGAGATGGCTTTACAGATAAAGAACCCATTAACTCTTGTAATGTTTTATCTAACTCTTTTGTATCTTTACCCGTTTTCTGTGCTTTATCTATTTCTAATTCTTTAAAACATATTCTCTTGAACAACAACTCTTGTGCTTTATTTTCACATGCATATCTTGTTGTCCAATCTTGATATTCAGTTTCTAAAAACATTAGATCTTCCGGAGGATAATTACCAAAACGTTTCTTGCCATTTTTAATAGTTCTTGCATTTATTTTCGTTTCTTCATCATCTGTAACAACCCCAAGTTCAAATTCAGAATCTGCCCAAGTTTTATTTTTATACTGCGGTAATGATTTTAATGGAACAAGATAAGCAAGAAAAGGTGCTTTTCTGTTTTTTTCATTAACTTCATCTGCAACAGTTTTACAAGCAGACTCATATAAGTCATCTATATATGGAAGATTCATTTTTTGTAACATATGCTTAACTGAATCCTTTGTTTCATTAGGCTTGTCAGTCTTCTTGTCTCTTTGTTCTACTTCAGCAAGAATGCATTTTTTACATTGAGGAAATACCCCAATAGCATATTCATTAGAAGAATAAAAGTTTTCACGACTAATAAACTCTCCGCATTTCGGACAAAGTATATAATCTTGTTCGATCATTCTGTTGTAATCACGAGCCAACTCATTATAAGCTTTCTTAACGTTGGCTACGGTTAGTTTTTTTATTTCTTCTTCGGTTTTAGCTTGTTTTAAATACGCCATAACCAACTCCTCCTTTTTATCCATTTATTTAAAGCCGAATGCAGAAATCGAATCCGCAACCTGCTGATTACAAATCAGCTGCTCTGCCAATTGAGCTAATCCGGCAATATAATAGGAGAGTAGCAGTAGCCACTCTCCATATCTTTAAAACTTAATATCAAAATTATCCAACATGTCTTTTAACATATTCTGATTGCTTGAATAAAAACTATATGTAGTCTTGTAATGTAATCCGTCTTCATGAGTTTCCCAAGACTTTTCAAAACCTCTCAGTTTACCGTCTTCATCAGTTGCAACACGAGTAATAACCTCATGATCATCATTACAATTACAACATTCACAGTTTCCATCACAATCGGGTTCTTCATCATCTAAATAATAGCTTACTTTGTACATACCATTTTTATCACAACCGATTCCTTTTAAAGCATCAGAATCGCAATCGTCTGCAATAAATGCGATGTCTGTGCTAATACAAGTAATAATATCATCTTCAGCATCATACACCTTGCTACACCAAATATTTAATTCATTATCTAATGTAATGTAATACTCTTTATCATACTCACCCCAATCAACTGATTCCAAATCAATCTGATAAAGAAATGCCTCATCAAACATAAGCAATTCTTTAATGATATATACAGCATCTTCATAACGACCAACAAATGTTGCATCTTCAAGACCTTCATTAACAATGACATTATACATAATACAAGCGAGTTCGCCTAAATCATTAATTAATAATCTTTTCATTTATATCTCCTTTTAATCCAATACATATTACGGTGAGACATCCGGATCTTCGGTTGTATCAGCTTCAAATAAATCCGCAGAAATACCAAAATTCTTAACCTGAACAATAAGAATATCCTTTTTTCTGTAATCACCATTTACCATCTTTTCTACTTGAGCATCTAAATCCTCAAGCGTATCTGCTTCATATGGAACAACTTTTCCTTCTGTATTAGTTATAGTAAAAAATTTAAACAAAGAATTTACTTCATTAGTTCCTTCTTTTGCTACTAACATAATTCTATACATTTTATTTCCTCCATAAAAAATAGGAGAGCAGAAACGCTCTCCAGAAATGCTAATTTAATTCAACCGTATAATAAGCATCTACTCCCTTATCAGAACATACACAAACCATCTGACTTGGTTTTCCGCTTAATCTTTTTTCAACAGTGTAAGAATCCCCGGAACCTGCCAATGAACCACCACGAATCATCTTTATTCCATTGCATTCATCAACAGCACAAGTATGAAGATGGCCAAATAATACCGCATATGGAACAAAACCAAGCATAAGAACCAAGTTTGCGACACCGTTTCTAGAAAACGCATCATAATCACCATGGCATGCTATATAAGTTTTTCCTCTAATATTCATATCAGAAATTCCTGTGTCAAGATTTCTATGTAATACGGTAATATTTTTATTATGTTTTAAAATGTTTTCTACAATCCATGATATTAAATCATCCAATCTTTCATCATGAAGTGCATCTTCTTTTTTATCAATTCTAGAATGATTTCCAGATACATTACTAATAAACACATGATCAAAATATTCATTTAATTCACAACAAAAAGAAGATATCAATTTTGCTGCCAATTTAACTTGTTCAATAACATTTTCTCTGTTCGTAATTGCTAAAGATTTATGAATAGATCCACTAATTAAATCACCTTGTATTGAAACGTATACTTTTTCTGAGTTATGTCTGCGACCAATCTTTACCACTTCAGATAATAATTGATCTAATCTTTTTCTCGCTATTTCAGAATTGTATTCGCCCCAAGTAGAAGAGAAGCATTGACCTACATGTAAATCTGATAAAATAACCAAAAGATCAGTGTCGCCGTTAATTTGAATATCTTCGTGTTTTGTAAATTCAATTTTACCTATTTCAGAAAGTTTTTCTTCTAACAAATCTAACTTTGATTCAACTCTAGCATCAATATAGTTCTGTTTCTGCCAAGCGTTTCTCTCGTCACGGAATTGAATTTTTGCACGTTCAAGTTCTCTTTTCATTTCAGCAACTTCATTTGCATAAGTGTCAGATTTCATTTTAGAAAAACATCCTTCGTAAAACGCCTTGGCTGCCTGATATCTTTTTCTCCACGCAGATTCTGTTCTGTATTTCCATTCATCTTCGCCAAGAATTTCCTTATTTACAATGTCATTTACAGATGCCCAGTTCTCGACTTTACCGGAATCAACCATCTGTCCGATTCTCCAAAGGAACTGTTCTTCGGTTTCCTCTGGTAATTTCTTAATATCTATCATCCTTTTCCTCCATAAAATAAGAGAGAGTGCAGCAAACTACACTCTCTATATAACTAATTCTTAATCATTATCCGGAGCTAAATCATCAGCATCCATTTCTTCATCCGGTAAATCCAACTCAAAACTTACCTTTAATTCAACTGTTTCCATTCCTTTTGGAATAGCATCAATAAATTTCTGAGTTAAGTCTTCACCGTCAATATCCACTAAACGAATTTCACTTACTAAAATATCCTTAAGTTTAATATTTCTCTTAGCCGCAGTAGTTTTCTGTTCAGTTTCTTTAATTTCGATCATTTTCTTTTTCTCCTTTTATTTCCTAAAAATATTGACACTATACAAATAGTGTGTTAGTATGATATTTGTGATAATTTATGCATTACGCATTAAAAAATTTCATCTAAACTTGTAATTACCTTAGAACATAATCCATATTTCAAAGCTTCACTTGCGTCTAAGTACCAATCAGTTGCAAAATTTTCATTGAATATATCTTCCGGAATGTTTGTCCTAGACAAAACAAATTTACCAAGGTTCTCAATTTCTCTCTGATAATTCATAATAGCAGAAACAACAATATCATATGTTCCTTCAAAAGCACCAGCTCCTTGATGAATTAAAAACTGTGCGTTTGGGAATGTATATCTTTCATGGCAACTCAAATAAATAAAACATCCAGCCGATGCAGCCATTCCACAATTTATTCCAACGACAGGAGTGGTTGATAATGTTATAGTATCAACTAGTAAATTATTAACATTTAAATCTCCACCGGGACTGAAAAACAAGAGAGTAATTTTCTTTCTTTTACTTGGCTCGATGCCAGCATCTTCTTTATTCCATTGCATAATATATTTTGCGTATTCTAATGAATAATCATTTATTTCAGAATCAATCCACAAAACTCTATTATCAAAATCTTTGTAAAATGTTAGTAATTCCGGATTAGGCAACTGTAAATTCTCTGCGTTGCCAGGAATCGCTATATCAATAATACCAATATCTAATTTTTTCTTATTAAGCTTTTTCTCCATAAGCTTTCTCCTTTTCTCCTTATTTACCTTTCGGCATAATAAAAACACCCGCACAGATTTTACAATGCTGCACGGATGCTTTTATTTATAAATTTATTTTTGTTCCTCTATTAACAGCAATAACTCTAGTAGACTTTAAACAATCTGATATTGCTTTTTCTAAATCTTCCTTAAATTCTAATTTACTATCACTATTTGAATGCACCAAATAAACCTTATCGCAATTAATAGACTTATAATAATTGATTAATTCTTTTCGCTGCATATGGCTTGAAAATGACAAAAGATCAATTATCTGTGCCTTAT